CGGATTTTATATATCCGGTAATGAAAGATATTTTTATGCGCTATCTGCAAAACAAACACCAGAAGCCGTATGGAGATATTCAAGTTAAAGATCTGTCTGATAAAGACTTACAAAGGTGGAAAGATATTGAAGCCATGAACAACGTGAGTCTTGGTGTTTATCTAGGCGATGTCAAAAGAAATATAGTACATTAGATCTATGAAACCAAAAGATCTTACAGAAGAGGAGCAGCGGGTGGCTAGTCGCTTTCGGGTGATCTGTAATGAACAGATCGAAAGCCTGGAGGATAAGCTGCCAGCTGTAACACATCCCTTGGAAAAAGATGAAATACTGAAAGAGATAGACGCTTTGTTGGACCTGGTTGACCAGGCTAATGAACGAGCTGTCGAATTGGTTAGAATATATAACGAGGAGAAAGACAATGGCTAGACAAGCATTATGCTCACTATGTTTTAAAAAATTTGACGTAGATGATTTAAACATTATGCCTGACGGGGGTAGTGGAGGTTGTTGTGAAGAATGTAAGGAGAAAATTAAATGAATCTAAAGGAAGCTGAAAAGATCTGGCGCGAGAGCCAGCCGATAGAAGCCAATGGAATGATGGGTAAAAAAACTTTACCCAGGAGGTGGGCAATGAAGCTCGCAGCATATAAAAACAAAAAGAGACTGAAACAAGATGCCCAGGATCCCACCCTTTAATTTTATGGGCAGCAAAGATTACGATTTCGTAAAGAACATCTATTTGACGATGAAGGCATTTATGCCTGATAACACGATTATGGATCTCAGAGCTCATTGGCGCGATAACAAACGTGCGCTAGAAATTATGCAGCGTATGAATCCTGGACTTTACGATCAGCTAATCGAGGACTTCAAGATCCGGAAACAAGAAATCATGGAAAAAAACTTCGGGGAAAGGGATCCTAACGAAAACCAAGACTAAAGAGCGTCTATACCTTTATTCTCGCCCTCCATAATAGCAGTAGCGCTTGCGGCCGCTGCTATCGGTGCTACAGAAAATAATTCTTTTCCAAAATTCTTTTTGATTAAATCAGATTTTGTTGTTCCTTCCTTTTCTTTAATTACTTTTAGGCCTCTTTTTTTCAAAAGATCTATGGTAGTTTTTTTTGTGTCGGCTGGCACTATGGCCCCAGCAAACTCGTCAAAGTCTACAGCTCTGGTGGGTTTTGCTTCAAAGTAACTAACTGCCCTATTTGCATTATCTTCAAACACTTCAAACATTTCGTCTTTAAGTTTTTTTGCGTCTTTAATTTTTAAATTAGAATTTTTGACTAGCGAATTTACTGCTTCATCCACAGAAGTTTTTAATTTTTCACCTCGTTCAAGTTTGGTTTTTACAAAATTTTTAATAAATGTTTGTAAAGTGTCTACTTGCAAGTCTAAACCTAGTGGCTCAAGTAAATTTTCAATGTCGTCGTCTAAGTAATTATCCCCGTATGTAAATTCACTTGTAATTCTTGATTTATCTGCTTTGATGTCTTGCAAGCTAGGAAATTCTTTTGATGAAAGAGCTCTAAGATAAGCGTCAGATGCAGAGCCAGGTATTCCCTCCCCGCCTCTTTGTGTATCTGCAATCATGTTTGCTACAACATTTTCTGTATTATAAGGCACAGTTTTCATTGTTTCTTCTGCTTCATCAAAATATTGGAACACAGCATCTTGGGATAAGTATTTATCTTTTTCTTGTTTTGCCCAATCTTGAAAGCGCTGTCGCTGTTTAAAATCTTTAAAAAGGCCATAATTATCAAGAGCTTTTTCACTGATCCTTTTTTCACTCATGTATTTTCTTACTGCAAGAGGCCCATCAAAAAAGCGATTAAGTTCATCTAATCTATTTTCTGGATAAAAAAGATTTTTTGGATCTAAGTTTTCTAAAGCAAAACTTGCAGAGTCTAAGCCTGACTGAGAAAATTCATATCTGTCGCCATACCTTCTGTTTATTTCTTTGTAATCTTTTTCTATTTGTTTCGCCGCGCCAGGTTTTGCTAATCTTAAAGGCCGTGGTCCTCTGGGTGTGTAAGCGTCTGCTGAGTAAACCTTATTGCGTTGATCTACAGCGGGATCAAACTTTTCGGGTTTACCAACTAGAGTAATTTTTCCGTAACCTTCATGCGGTGTGTCTGCTTTTGTTACAGCTATGCTTGGAGAAGGTAATCCACCAATGTTGTCATACAAAGCAAGTTTGTCTGGTGAAGTGTTATGTAAAAAAACCATGTCTTTTGGCTCAGTCATAGCTTGTGATTTTGCTAAAGTTTCAATCCCTTTGCCAGCTTTTCCCGCTTTCAAAGCGGCGGTTCCGATTGCTGCTCCTGGTAATAGATCTATGGTTGAAAGTAACTGACCAAATTTATCACCACGTTCTTGAGCTAACTGATAAGAAAAACCAGGTAGAAACTCGCCTATGCCTCCTTGTTGGTAGGGATCGAAGGTTCGTAAAAGTTTCTGAGACATTTGAAAGGATCTTCTCGGATCCCCACCGCCATAACCAACCCTTTGTAATAGGCTTGCTAATCCTTGCACCCTTTTTTGAGCTGAGGTTTGCTCCGTAGGTTCTATAGATCCTACGTCTGGTTGTCTCAAAGGTACGGCAGCTAGCTTTGACTGGAAAGACTCCAGGGCAGAAGGTTCCTCAAAAACATTTACATCGTCAGCTCGCATACGAGCAGTATATCAACGGAAAGGGGGCCCGGTAAACCAGGCAACGACGACAAATCTTTCACCCTTCGTAATCGGCTTGACCTTGTGACTCAAGAATGAGCTGAATATCACCGCTTCACCCTTCTCTGGCCTCGTGCATCTTTCATACTCGCTGGATCGGAAGCATATCTCGCCCCCCTCATAATCTTCGTTTAGAAGCAAGCTCATGCTTATCTTGCGCGTTGCAGCTGTGCCCTCTGGTCCTATGTCCATGTGGTACTCATAACCCTTAGATGGCGCTTTATAGCTGATTATTTGGGCCTTTTCGATCCCATTTATGTCGTATTTGAAGTATTTATTGGCTGAAAAAGCGATTTTATTAAGGATCCTATACAAACGCGTCTGTTTTTCGTCGATATAACGGATCTCAGCATCCCGGATCCCTTTTTCTTCCTTCTCCTGGCCCTGGGTGTGTACTTTTGCGGGTTCTGGATCTGTTTCTACCAGGTAATCCAGGAATAAATCGGTTTCCTCCTCAGAAACCAGTAAGCCGGTAACGCCGTGCTTAGGAAGAATGTCGCTGTTCATAGGTTGTCCAGTTTTTTTTGAGGGTATCTAACCAGTCCTCCATGGACATTATGCAGATCTTGTCGTTTTCCCTGGGCCAGTCCAGGTTGATTGCATATAGCGGTACGCAGACTCGGATGGGTTTTCGGTTGAATTTAAAGATAAGAACCGGAATGTTCGGGCCAGCGCTCTCGCATACCTGGTTCCACCAGGCGGACTTTAGCCAATCGCCTTCTTTGTAGTGTTTACATTCGACAGAATGAAAGGGTATGTCCAGGTCACACAGATCCTTTTGTTGGTATTGGTCCAGGTTGCGTTTGGTTTCGTAATCTATGCCGTTGTCCAGGAAAAAACCATTAAGGATCTTTGCTATGTCTCGCTCAAACTTGGCCCCTTTGTTTCTGGAATTAATAGGCATTGCAAGAGTGTCTCAAAATTTGCACAAAATTACAATCGTAAGGAATCATTTTTTTTGGTGATCTTATGTGTAAAACCCAGTTATATACACATCTGCATACGCCGCCGGCCATCTAGGGGTGTGCGGGGCAAAAAAAAAGAAAAACCAGGGAAAAAACCGGCCCCAAGGGACTCCAATTTGTTACCTGTTACTGTTGTGCTCACAAGTTGCACATAGTTGCAGAAAGATACACATGTAAATACAAGCAAAAAAGCCTGTAAAATCAATAACTTACGAGCTTTTTTATTTTTTTATCAAAATATTTGGCGCCTGGCCGAGAAAGGGCCATAACAAAGTTGCCAGCACTACTTGTCCTTTGGTGAGTAGTCAGAAGTGTTAGCACCTAATAGTTGGCCTAATCTCTCCTTAATATCATCCCTGGACATCTTCTCCAGGTTGGCATTGATATTGATATTCTGGGATCTATTGATTGACAATCCGCCAAGCTGGTTGAGCTCCTTGATCGCAGAAACCGCAGCATTGAACTGTCCGTTCTCGTACGCTTTCTCCATGACCTTCCACAACATCGTCCCGGTCTTCTGCGGAGTGATCGCATACTTCTCTGCCAGCTCGTCTTGTTTGATCCGGATGGCCTTAACCACATTCGGATAGTCCTTACCATTCAGTAACTTGTTGGCAGCCTGGCTTGGAAATTCATACCCAGCTCTCCTGGCTGCTTCGGTCATACCGCATGCACCTTCGGTATAGTGCCAGACAAAGCTGGTCTGCATTTCTGTCAGGCCATGTTCTTCATCCCGATCGAACTGTACCGGGGTATCTACTATTTTCTCTTTTGGCTTCTTTGGTCTTCCCATAATCAGATCCTAATTATAAACAGTGTACAGAGGGTAGTGTATAGCCACTTCAAACTATTACACGTGAACGCTATAAGAATACACGCTAACAGGCTATAACTAACTATATCTTCTATTTACTATACACTATACCCTTATATATCTAATAACCAAGTAAATAAAGGCTTTCATTAAGTGCACAGTAAATTCTTACTATACCCTTTGCTATACCCTCCTATTCTAAACTTACACATACATATACACATTCATGCAAACCTCAACACACACACCCTCAACGCCATGCCACCCTAATCAGTGCACCATACACTCCATTCACAAGCGCCATGACCTCCAATTTAACAATTCATCTACCATCTTAGCGATGGCCAGAAAGGGCATAATCACCG